CTATAATGACAAAACTTGACCATGCAAAATATCGGTTTGGATTTACTGGCACACTGGATGGAACACAAACTCATAAGTGGGTTTTAGAGGGTTTATTTGGGCCATCATACAAAATTATAGGGACGAAAGACCTCATGACCAAAGGTCATGTTGCAAAACTTGATATTAATATATTACTTCTCAAACATCCACCGCAAAAGTTTGAAACATTTGAAGATGAAATACAGTTCATTATTACAAATGAAAAGAGAAATAAATTTATCAGAAACTTAGCACTTGATCTCAAAGGCAATACACTTATACTGTTTTCACGAGTCGAAGGTCACGGAAGAGTTTTATTTGACCTGATAAATAGTAATAGACTTGAAGAGCGTCAAACCTTTTTTGTTCATGGAGGTGTTGACGCAGAAGATCGAGAAACAGTTCGTGAAATTACTGAACTTGAAAACAATGCCATCATAGTTGCATCATATGGAACTTTCTCCACGGGAATTAACATTAAAAATCTTCATAACATCATTTTTGCTTCACCTTCTAAATCAAGAATACGGAATTTACAATCAATAGGTCGTGTTCTTCGTAAGGGTAACAACAAAACAAAAGCAACTTTGTATGACATTGCAGATGATACAACATACAAATCAAGACGAAACTACACTTTGAATCATCTAATTGAAAGACTCAAAATCTATAATTATGAAAAATTTAATTATGACATCATCAACATCTCATTCAAAAAATAACATGGGAGACGAATTTTACAGTATACTTAAACTCGTATCCGGAGAAGAAATCTTCGCGATGGTTTGTGTTGACGAGTCTGATGATGAGCCTATCTTAATTTTGCATAACCCAATTAAGATGAAACCATTGAATCAATTAAGTCAACTCAGTTATATTAAAGTGACTCCTTGGATGGAGATGACTGAAGAGGATATGTTTGTAATGAAAATGGATAAAGTAATTACAATGACAGAGTGTAGGGATCAAAAACTTATTAAGATTTATAAACAATATGTTGAAGAGAAAGATTCTGATGAAGGTGAAGTCATAGCATCTCGAAGTAAAAAAGGTAAAGTAAAATTATCTGGCGACCCTAGATTAGGTTATATTTCTAGTGTAGAGAAAAAAAGACAATCTCTTGAAGAGCTATTTAAATCTGATTCAAAGGAGCCTTAATTCCCTTCAAACCTCACAAAGGTTATTGTACACATATTATGAGGTCTTGTCAAGTATGTTAAGTTTGTCACCCCGTCACCTCTCAAAACTGAAATAATTGTCACCTTGTCATAAACTTGTCATTCAAAATAAATATGCTATAATAGAATATAGTTAAGACGAATAAGATGTCATGCCCAGAAAGAAGTCTGAACACTATGTAAATAACAAAGAATTATTGGAGGCACTTATTGTCTATCGAGAAAAAGTTGCCCATGCAAAAGAAAATGATCTTCCTAAACCTAGAATCACTAATTATCTGGGATCATGTTTTTTAAAGATAGCAACACACTTGTCATATAAACCAAACTTCGTTAATTATATGTTTCGTGATGATATGATATCAGACGGTATTGAGAACTGTGTTCAGTATATTCATAACTTTGATCCAGCCAAATCAAAGAATCCTTTTGCATACTTTACTCAAATTATACACTATGCATTTTTAAGAAGAATACAAAAAGAAAAGAAACAGTTAGATATTAAGAATAAAATTATTGAAAAAACAGGGTTTGATGAAGTCATGCATGTTGATGAAGGAGGAGCCTTGACAGGAGCAATGTCTGAGTATAATACAATTAAAGATAATATTGCACAGAAAAAGAATAGATGAGAGTTGCAATTATAACAGACACCCATTACGGTGCTCGTAAGGGTTCAAAACATTTACATGACTATTTTGAACTATTCTACAAAAATGTATTCTTCCCCTCGCTAGAGGAGGAAGGGGTTGATACTATCATTCATATGGGTGATGTATTCGATAGTCGTAAGTCAATTGATTATTATAGTCTTGAGTGGGCCAAGAGAGTCGTATTTGAACCAATGAAGAAATATAAGGTTCATGCGATCACAGGAAACCATGATTGTTACTATAAGAACACAAATGAAATCAACTCTCCAGAGTTACTATTGAATGATTATAGTAATATTAAGACATATTCAAAAGCAACTGATGTTAATATTGGTGGACTAGATATTCTTCTTCTACCTTGGATAAGTGTTGATAATCATGATGAGACTCTTGAAGTCATTCAAAATTCAAAAGCAAAGATTGCAATGGGCCATCTTGAAATCAACGGTTTTAAGGCAACTCGTGGACACATGATGGAAGATGGTATGCCCAAACAGGTGTTTGATAAGTTTGATAATGTATTCTCTGGACACTTTCATACTCGTTCAAGTGATGGTAAGATTCACTATCTTGGTAATCCTTATGAGATGTTTTGGAATGATGTCAATGATCCTAGAGGGTTTACCCTATTCGATACAGACACTTTAGAGAGAGTTCCAGTTAACAATCCTTATAAATTGTTTTATAACATATATTATGAAGATACTAATCATAAATTATTTAATACTACTGAATATAAAAATAAAATTGTAAAAGTTATTGTTCGTAAGAAGTCAAGTCCAAAAGAATTTCAGAAGTTTATTGATAAACTTTATCGATCAGAAGTTCAAGACTTGAAGATAGTTGAGAACTTTGCAATCGTTGAGAATGAAGAGTTTGATATTGAAGAAGATGAAAATACAATTTCAATATTGAATCGTTACATCGATGAAGCAGAGATTGAGTTTGATAAAGGAATTGTAAAAAACATTTTTCGTGATCTGTACAGACAAGCCTGCGAGGTAGAATAATGTTTCTCTTAACTCTGGATAGTCGGAAGGATGATGGTGCATATGCTGTGCAGGATTCCGATGGCGACAAAGTTCTCTTTCTATTTGAGGAAGAGGATGATGCAGTTCGTTATGCTATGATGCTAGAGGACTCTCTGGGTAATCCTCAGAAGAATATGCAAGTTATCGAAGTTGAAGATGACCTTGCCATAAAGACCTGTAGCATGTATAATTATAAGTATGCTGTCATCACACCTGATGATCTTGTGATTCCACCTAGTAATGATAAAATTCAAAAAGATTAAATGGAAGAATTTCCTGTCAACGGGAGACCATTGGACAGAGATTGACTTTCTTGAGAAGAATACAAACTTAATAATCGGACATAATGGTTCAGGTAAGAGCACCTTATTGGATGCCCTTACCTTTGTTTTGTTCAATAAACCATTCCGTAAGATCAATAAAACTCAATTAATCAATACAGTAAATGAGAAAGATTGTCTAGTTGAACTAGAGTTTGATGTAAATGCAAGAGAGTATGTAGTTCGTAGAGGAATGAAACCAACTGTATTTGACATTGAAGTCAATGGCTCTCCTTTACATCGACAGGCAGATGATCGATCAAATCAAAAGATATTAGAAGAGAATATACTTAAAGTTAATTACAAATCATTTACACAAATAGTCATACTTGGAAGTAGCACCTTTGTTCCATTCATGCAACTGTCAAGTTCAGTTCGTAGAGATGTGATTGAAGATCTACTTGATATTCGTATCTTCTCATTTATGAATAACTTATTGAAAGATAAGTTGAGAATACAAAAAGAACAAGTTCGATCTCTTAACTTGAAAAGAGAGAACTTAGAAGATAAGATTGCAATGCAAGATAAGTTTCTCAAAGAAATAGAGAATCGTAGTAAAGAAGATGTAAAGAATCGAAAGAATAAGATTGATGATCTTATCAAAGAAACTGATGAGTATGTAATTACAAATGAAAAGTTAGAGAGTCAAGTTCGTGATACAAGTACAGAGCAAGAAAAGTTTGTAGGTGCTGACAAGAAACTGTCCAAACTGAACAACTTTAAAGGTCAGATATCAAATAAAGTATCTACCATCACAAAAGAGCATAAGTTCTTTAAGGAGAATACGGTTTGTCCCACCTGTACACAGCATATAGAAGAAGACTTTCGTTTAAATAAGATTGAAGATGCTCAATCTGAGGCAAAGAAACTTAAGAAAGGTTTTGAAGACTTAGAGAAAACTATCGAACAAG